ATCGTATTAAGGTGTTAGACGTTATTAACGACTCTTCTAACTGGTTTATGGAGTATCGTCCATCAACGTGGATGAACAATGCCTTCCTCGTCCAAGCTAACATACCCTACGCAGCTCCTAAGTACTACAGCTGGAACGGTATTGATAGTAATGGCGATAGCGGTGTAGACCTCTACCCAGCCCCTGACGGTGCTTATCAGCTACGCTTTAACGTGGTGCTGCGTACAGCAGACATGACAGAAAACACTGACACAATGTCAATACCTTCGTCACCAGTGATTCAGATAGCAACAGCGTTAGGCGCTAGAGAACGTGGTGAGACTGGTGGAACAAGCGCAGCAGAGTTGTTTGCTTTAGCTGATCGTACCTTGTCAGACGCTATTGCACTAGACGCTGCTAGACATCCTGAAGAGACTATCTGGACGACTGTATAATGGCTCAACAACTACAGAACATTACAATCTCAGCCCCAGGATTTTTTGGTTTAAACACCCAAGACTCTCCTATTGGCTTAGACCCTTCGTTTGCCGCTGTAGCTGACAACTGTGTTATTGATCAGCTAGGACGTATCGGAGCTAGGAAGGGCTATCAGTACTCAACAACCAACGGAGCTTCTTTGCTGGGCAGCAGCAGAGGAATAGAGACGCTGCATCAGTTTATTGACTATAGTGGCGATAGAAGGTTGCTATCAGCAGGTAATTTAAAAGTATTTGTTGGTGATACTACGTTGGTTGATTACACGCCAGCAGGTTATATAGCAACAGCAAACAATTGGAAGTGCGTCACACTAGCTAACCATGTATATATGGTACAGAGTGGACACGAGCCGTTGATAGGCACTAATGAAGCTGCTCCGTTTACACTAGAGCGTATAAGCACACACTCGCATAGCACAGGCACTATGCCGCAAGGCAACGAAGCTCTAGCCGCTTTTGGACGCTTGTGGGTAGCTGATGTAGTAGGTAACAAGCACACTGTTTACTGGAGTGATTTACTAGACGGTGCACATTGGACAGGAGGCTCTTCAGGCAGCTTAGACTTAACTAACGTATGGCCAGAAGGCTTTGACGAGATAGTGGCACTAGCGGCTCACAATGGCTTTCTAATCATCTTTGGTAAGAAGTCTATACTTACCTATAGCGGTGCTAAGTCTCCAAGCACTATGACGCTTGCAGACACCGTAGCAGGCGTTGGTTGTGTTTCTCGTGATTCTGTACAGCACACTGGGACAGACCTTATATTTTTATCTAACACAGGTGTGCGTACGCTGGGAAGGACTATTCAAGAGAAGTCTTTGCCAATGAGAGACATCAGCAAGAATGTTCGTAATGACTTGGTTAGTTTGATTCAACAGCAGAACAATCCTATCAAATCTTTATACAGTCAAGAAGAAGCTTTTTACTTGCTTTCTTTTCCAGATAGTGGTATAATATATTGTTTTGACATGCGTGTCCCGCTGGAGAATGATTCACATAGGGTTACAACATGGTCTGGGATGGGTATTAACGTCTTTGTTCGTTGTGACGATGGTACTATTCACATGGGAGTGTCTGACGGCATTGTAGAATATAGTGGTTACTTAGACGATACAGAACAGTATCAGCTACGTTATTTCAGTAACCCACTTGACTTCCAAAGCCCAGCTAACTTGAAGTTTTTGAAGAAGTTTAACTTAACCATTATTGGTGGACAGTCTACGCCTACAACGCTCAACTGGGGCTATGATTACACATCTGATTATACAAAGCAACCTTTTATTTTTGGTTCTACTAATTTAGCTGAGTATGGCATTAGCGAGTATAACACAACTGCTGAGTATTCTGCTGCTGTTGTTATTAACACACCAAAAGTAAACGCTAGTGGTAACGGCTCTGTTGTAACAGTAGGTATCGAAGCTCAGATTAACAACTCTGCTTTCTCAATTCAAAAGATCGACATACACGCTCTACTAGGGAGACTTATCTAATGTCTAATTATACTAAGACAACTAACTTTGCAACTAAGGACTCCCTCAGTTCTGGCGATCCCGCTAAGATTGTTAAGGGTACTGAAATCAACACTGAGTTTGACAACATTGCTACTGCTGTCAATTCTAAATCTAATAAAGCTGATCCTACCTTTACAGGAACAATGACAGCCGTCACCGTCAATGTGTCAGGTACGCTAACGGCTGGCACTATTACTGGAGGTACATTCTAATGGCGAATGAGATAATGGATTTTTTAACAGGCAATCAAGATACTATTACAGGTGCTCTCGGTGGTCTTGGTAGTTATTATTTAAGTCAAGAAAACATTAAGGGTGCTCAAGCCTCTGGAGAACAAGCCAGAATGCTGTCTGAGCAAGCGGGGCAGCAAGCCAGAGATTACTCTACATTTAAACCATACACTGTTACAAGTGGTTTAGCTAACGTAGGCACTACTGCTGAAGGTGGCTTTGGTGTTAATCTTTCTCCTCAGCAGCAAGCGTTTCAGAATCAATTGATGGGACAGGCTCAGAACTTGTTTGGTCAAGTTGGTCAAGACCCTGCCGCACAACAAGCAGCTATCTATGAGCAGATCAGAGCTACGCAGATGCCAGAGGAAGAACGTCAGCGTTTGGCAATGCAGGAGAACTTGTTTGCTAGTGGTCGTGGTGGTCTACAGACTGCTCAGTACGGTGGCTCACCAGAGCAGTTTGCGTATGAGAAGGCACGTCAAGAGGCTATGGCGAGTGCTAGTCTAGGTGCTCGTCAGCAGGCACTAGCGGAACAACAGCAGGCTCTAGCAGGCGCTACAGGCTTATTAGGCGCTGGTTATCAACCACAGCAGCAAGCACTGTCGCTACTGGAAGCAAGTCAAATCCCTGCTGGCTACACAGCCGCTGGACAGCGTACTGGCGCAGAGCTTGGTGCTCAAATGTCTGGTAGAGGTATTGAAGGATATATTCAAGGACAAGACTTAGGCAACCGTCTGCAGCTACAACAGCAACAAGGACTAATGAATTTATTATTAGGTCAACAAACAAGTCCTCTTGATCAAGCTAAGATTGCTCAGATTTATGCAGCTATTGGTAAAGACAATCCTTCAGCTTCTGGTGGTTTATTGGGCAGCATTTTGAATAGCTGGCTAGGCGAGAAAAAAGAAGAGTCTACCGCAACTCCAACACCTACTCCTACAGGAGCTTAATAATGGCTAATATTGATTACGCAGGTTTGCTCACAGGCATCAGTGGACAGAACCAACAAATAGACCCTTTCTCGTTGCCTACGGCAGCACAGCAGCGAATGGCTTTTGGAGCACAGCAGGTGCAAGGAATGCAACGTGCTGGTGAAGGTTTGTTTGGTATGCCGTCACAGCAAAACCCTGTAGACATGGCTAAGACTGAGTTGGTTAAACTTGATAGGAACGATCCAGAATATCAACAGAAGTTTATTAAGTTGTTGGGCATTGCTGATCCTGCTAAGGCTGCGGAGTTGCAGAAAAAAATACAAGATCAAACTAAATCAACATCTGACGCAACTGCTGTAGCTGATGCTCTTCCTCCTCAGTATAGTAAGTTAGCAGACGCTATTCGAGCTCAAGTTCAGGGAGCACTACAGGCTGGTGTCCAAATACTCGGAGAGATTCCAGATGCTCCTAAAATTGAACAGGCATTTCTTGTTGATACAGCAACCAATACAACTGTCGCAGGCGTTGAGTTAAGAAACGGTATACCTTATAACCAAGGAACTAATACTCGTTTAACTCCTCAAGAGCTAGAAGGAAAAGCAATATCTACAACTTATGTGAAGCCATCTGCTCCTTTAGTTAGCACTGTACAAACTCCACAGCAAAAAGTTGAAGAAAACAATTTAATACGTCAAGCAAACTATGTTGATATAACTGCACCTGTGGCTGCAACGGCTGTCACGGATAAGAAAGCAGCAAACGCTATATTGACGGAAGTAGGAAAAGGTTTCGACACAGGCGGGATTGCTGATTTTGTAGCTAACCAATCTAAAATTTTACAAGGTGTTTTTCAACTAGCAGGAGTGGCTTATCCAGAATCTTTGTCTAAGAAAATTGGAGATCAAGCTATTTTAAAGATTTTACAGAACGAAGCTATTATACCAATGATGGAGGCGCAAGGTAGAGGATTTACAGATGTAGATTTAAAAAATCAACAAAACGTACTCCCTGGCTACACTCAGCCTTGGCAGTACAACGAAGCGGCAGCAACAATTAAATTGCACACAGCTGTTAATCAAATTGAAGAAAATACTTTTGCTACTCAACGATCTTATTTATCTGAAGTAACTCCATTAGACCATACTACTTTGTGGGACGATTACTTAACTAAACTTCCAAGAAGTAAAACAGTTTTAGCAGAAAGAAACGGCCTTAAATACAAAAAAATGGAAGTTATACAAGACAGTGCTAATCTTTCTCAATACTGGGTAAAAGATAAGCCTAAAGGATTTACTTTAGTCACTGGAAAAGGAAAGCAAGATGTGACTTGGGCTGATATTACTAAGACTGCCGCAGCTAAAAATATAAGTGTTAGGGAATTTTTAGCAGCTTACGAAAACCAAAGTTTAATTGTAAAAGGCATTTACTAATGGCAATAATCGACACTTCGAATGTAGTCTTCAATGAAGAAACTTCGGGCAATGGCGTTGTTTTTGATACAGGTATTGAATTTCCTAACGAAGTAATTGCAAGACTAGCTGGCGAAAAAAGAATAGAAGAGTTACAAGGAGGAGCAACGCCTCCTACGTTTTTTCCCGAAGTTCCTGTTCTTTCTGAACAAGGCACTGACGTTACTCCGAGGCCAGAGAAAAGTTTATTACAACAAGCAGGGGAAGAACTACGCTACCGTACAGCGCCTGTTGTAAACCCTGTAATGGAAGTAGTAGACGCAATGGTAACGCCTATTTATAGTTTTGGATATGATATGGCTGTGCGTGTGCCTGTTTATCTAGCTACTATGGGAGCTAAGAACTTAAAAAACTTATCCGAATCTTCTGACGTAACCGTAGACATGGAGTGGGAAGGCGGCTACGACATAGGCGTTCCTGATTTATTTAGGAACAAGAGTTTTGTTAACGATCCCGAGACTGAACAATTCTTAGACAAAGGAGGTTTTTATGCTTCTCTTGGTCTTGGCATTACCAATGCTGCTCGTGCTTCAATAAACATGTTAGGCACTGGTTTTATCAACTACGGTAAAAGAGGAGTTGCGTTAAACCCTAAAACTGGTCAGCCTTTTGTAGGAGTAGAAGGAGCGCGTACAGGCATTACAAGGTCTCTAGCAGAGTCTTCGCTGCCTACTGAAGCTAAAATAGCGTTAGCTATGGCTGTGGCTGGAGAAGTGGCTACAGCGGCTACTGGCTCAGAAAGTGCTCTTGTAGCTCTACCTGCTGAAATTGCTGGCGGTTTTGTAGCTGCCCGTAAACCCGCTACTTATTTAGAAGCTGCTACTGGAATTATGAAGTACGCAGACACAGGTGTTGAGGTAGTAGGTAAGAAAATAATAGACGCTTTTGATGCTAAGTTTGGAGAAGACGCGGTAACTTTAGCTCGTCAACGAATTAGAGGAGAGAGTGATAGCCCGTTAGAAGCTAAACTAGCTTTAGAAGCTGCTGACGATGCTTCTGTTTTATCTATAGCTCAAAAAACAGATGACTCAGGAATTCTTACTTTAGAAAGAGCGTTAGCCGCTGAAGACAGTATTTTTGCAGGTTTTGTAGACGATCAAGTTGACCAAGCTCAGTATTCATTAGCGCGAGAATTAGAAACTTTAATGAAGACAGAAGGCGGTTATTTAGATTGGACAGCTTTAAAAGAATTCTTGCCTAAGATACAAAACGACTTGGTAGCTCAGGTAGACGATAGAGTTATGATTGAGACAGAAAAGCTTGCTAAGCTTTTAAAGATTTATGATGGCGATGTTACTAAAATGTCAAAAGAGTTTGAGGAATCTTTTAATAAAATATACGCAGATATTAAACAACAAGAAAGCAACCTATGGCAGCCTATAAACGACTCTGTAAAGATACCAACTAAACCTTTAGTAGATGCTGTTGAAACAATTGTTGCTAACTCTAGCTCACAAGCAGTCTTACCTGCTGAGGAGTTTTCCAACATTCTAGGAAAAGGTGTTGCCCGTACAGGTAAAGGCTGGAAGACGTTTGAAGTTACTCCTGATAACAAGAAGAGGTTAGCTAAAGCAGGCGTGAAAGTTAAATGGCCTGACGCACCGCTACAAACTATGGAAGCTCCTCTTGTTCTTAGAGATTTAAGAAGCAAGCTCAACTCTATGGCTAGAAGTGCAAACGCAGCCACAGACCCTACTTTTCAGTATAATCAGAAAGCTCTAGGAGAAGCTCAACAAGCTGCTTTAGACAATATTACACTAGGTGTCGAAAGCGTTAATCCTCAACTTCGTGAATACTATTTAGCGGCTACTGCTTTCTCTAAAAAAATACATGATACTTTTACTAGAGGTACTTTTGTACCTAAAACTAAAAAGGCAGTTAAAGAGAAAAAACTAGAGACAATGTTAGGCGGCCAAGCAGCCAAGCAAACTGACATGGATATTGTTGCTAGAGAGATGGAAGAAGTCTTTAATTTAGCAACTTCTAACAGCACAGCTGCTCAGTCTAACGCTTTAAAACAGGCTGAAGGATTTCTTCTTGCTAAGTTTCAGGCTCAGGTAAACCCCAACAAACTAGAAGATTTTAAGGCCTTTGAAACTGCTCATTCTTCTTGGATAGAAAGATTCCCAGCAGTAGGTGAAGCTATTAAAGCAGCTAAGAAAAAGGCTAGGTCTCAAGGAAAAGTAGTGCAAAATGCTGAAACAGCAGCAGAAGTAGCGCGTCTTGACGACTTCTATGGAGTGACGAACATGACGCCAGAGCAGGTTATGGATGTTATTCTTAAATCTTCAAGTCCTATGCAAGTTTCTGCGCGGTTTCGTAAGCTTTTAAGCACCAACAAAGAAGCTCTTTCTGTATTTAAAGAGCAGATTGCTAATCGTGTGGTTGCTCAATCAATGAAAATTGTTGATTCGCAAGTAGCAGGTAAAGGCAACGTAGAGATTATTGATCCTGTTAGTTTTGAAAAGATTTTAAAAGAGTTTAAGCCGTTGACTTCTGTGTTTAACACTGCCGAGCAGAAAGGTTTGGAATTATTGCTCAGAGACGTTAGTAAGATAAGTAAGTCTTTGTCTGCTAAAAGAGGCTATACAAGAGTAGAAGCGTCTCAAACAAGCCCTGCCTTAGTTCTAGCTGCTAAGTTAGCTGCTTTAAAAGGGGTTAATTTATTATTTGGTTCTTCTTCTATTGTGTTGGCTGGTACAGCTTCCAACGCCGCTACTAAAGCACTACAGAACTTAGGAGTAGAAGCGTCTAGTAAAATTCTAAAGGAAGCTTATAAGAATCCAGAGCTTATGAAAGTTCTTCTTAGTGAGGATATTACAAGAAACCAGCTACAACTTTTACAGTCAGGTAAGTTTAAAACAGGTCGTATTATTTATAACGCCTTAACAGAGAAGGTAACTCAACAGTAAACAAAAAAGCCCTATAGAGTGTTCTATAGGGCTTTTGTTTCATACAATGTACAATGTTAATTATAAGCTACACTATCTCACAAGCTCCACCAACACACGCCAACTCTTGAGAACCTGTTGTATTATCTTCTTCTTCAAAGTACTTCAGGTCTTCCCAGTCAATATCTACAGGCATAGCCGCTAGTAGTTCCTTGTACTTCTCAGCAGTGATGTCTTCATACGGAGCTTGCTGATAAATATGATCACTCACTGGCAACAAGCTAATACCACTACAGATGTCAAAGTTCTCCCATATCCACTGTGCTACTTGCAAGAACTCGCTGTCCGTATAGTACACAGTAATACTTGGCTTATGTTCACACCAGAAGTTCTGATAGTCCTTCCATAGCTGTAGCTGCTGCATAGCGCCTACTTGCTTAACTGTTGTACCGCCCTTCGGTGCTTTAACAGGGAAGCCAAACACCAGAGACGCTTCGCTCATCACATCTTGTTCTACTGGGAAACCCTTTGCTGACATAAACGCTGCAAGTGGGTCTTTCTTGTCTGAACGA